CACAACCAATTACACGCCAACTCAGGTTGGTCGCCATGTCTTTGCATGGGCAGCAACAGGTTCATGGCCACAGGCTTACAACGATGTTTTCACAGTACGCGACATCAACGACATTGGCATCGTTTCACTAGATGACGCCAAGTACCACCTGAACATTCCAAGTACCGATGTCAGTCAAGATGCCGAACTATCGCGAATCATTGATGCCGCTGCTGATCTCTCCGAATCCTATGTCGGCATTGTTCTTGGTCGCAGAACCTACACAAATGAGCTTTATGACGGGAATGCCGAGTTCATTCGCCTTCGCAGTCCCAAAGCAATCTCCATAACTTCAGTCTATGAAAACGGCGCTTTGCTTAATTCTGGACAATATGTCCTTGACCCAACAGGTCAGCGCCTTTACCGGGTCGGATCGGGGACACTTTACGCAACAAATTCTTATGGATATTGGTCAGGCGGCATGAACAATGTTCAAATCACCTATGTTTCAGGTTGGGTAAATCCACCAGCAGCAGCCAAGCAAGGCGTTCTTGAGGTAATTCGTCACCTATGGCAGACACAGCGCGGATCAATGAGTGTTCTTGGTCGCAATCTTGCGGGGGATGAGACCTACCAAACCCCAACTTATTCGCTACCGCGTCGAGCAATGGAACTTCTTGACCCTGTTGGTCTTCCTGGGTTGGCATAAACGATGGCAGTTTCAGCAGCTTTCCCCACAATGGTGGACAATATCATCGCAGCTCTTGGCGCTGCTGCCACTCTGACTGGGATCAGAGTCTTTGATGGCGCTGAAGTTGATGAGTCTTACCCATCAGATGCGATTGCCATCGGTCACGATGGTTCTTTTGGCGATAACGAGATGCAAATTGGATCAGTTAGCAATGACCCATTGGCATTTACTGATTCACATCAAGAGAACGGCACAATCAGTTGCTCTCTTTGGACTCAAGATGGCGGCACAGGTATCTCTGCAAAGCGAACACGCGCCTTCTCACTTCTTTCCAAGATTGACACAGTAATTCGAGCTGATCCAACTTTCACAGGAACTTGTTTCTATTCATTCCTTCAAAGTGGAAGCGTCGGTTATGCGCAAACTTCTATGGGGTCAGCAGTAATCATCAACTTTTCTATCACCTACCAAGCACAGTCATAAGGAGACACGCAATGGCGTACACAATCACATCGGAAAACCTTGACTGTGAAAAGTCATTGGGTGATTCCATAACCGAACAAGAATTGCTGAAAATGGGAGCAAACATCCCTGCTCTCATTGCAGCAGGTCACATCAAAGATGCGACCGCAACAAAGTCAGCACCATCAGCCCTAGAAGGAGAATCAAATGGCTAAAATTGTTCTAACCGATGCGAAGGTGACCATCAACTCGGTGGTGCTTTCTTCATCAATTTCGTCAGTAACTATTGACACCAAGTACGACATTCTTGAAACCACAGGATTTGGCTCAACAGGAAAGACTCGCGTTGCAGGTCTTGCAGACAATTCTGTTTCTTTGGAATTCTTCCAAGATTTCGCAGCATCAGCAGCCGAAGTCACCATCAATGCTCCCGGCGCATCGCTAGTTGGATCAACCACAACTGTTGTTGTTCAACCAGCATCAACAGCAGTCAGCACAACAAATCCAACATACACATTCACTTGTCTTGTCTCAGAATGGCAGCCTCTTAAGGGTGGCATCGGACAATTAGCAACAGCATCAGTCACATGGCCAATCACCGGATCAATCACAAAGGCGACCTCATAACATGGCAAAAATCGTTCTCACAAATCCTTCAATCTCAATCGCTGGAACAGACTTGAGTTCATCAATCTCGTCAGTCACCATTGACACCAAGTACGACATCGTCGAGACCACAAGTTTTGGCGATACCGCAAAGAAGCGCGTTGCAGGTCTAGCGGATAATTCAATCTCACTTGAATTCTTCCAAGACTTCGCATCATCTTCAGTTGAAGCGATTGTCTTTCCGCTTCTTGGAACAGCTACAACTGTGATCATTAAGCCTGTTGCAACAACAACTACAACCACAAATCCTTCCTACACAGTCTCTGCCCTTGTCTCAGAATGGCAGCCACTCAAGGGTGGAATTGGTCAGCTCGCAACAGCATCAGTGACTTGGCCTGTGTCGGGTGCAATCACCAAAGCAACTGCTTAATCCATAAAACAAACATAAGGGGAAACAAATGGACGGCTTATCAATCAAAATCATCATGGCAGATGGATCAGAATTCATCTATCCGTTGCGACCAAGAATCATCGTTGCCTTTGAGCAAAAGTTTGGCAAAGGATTTGCGAAGTTGCTTGGGGAAGAACAGCGCCTCGAACACATCTATTGGCTCGGATTTGAATCATTGAAATGCAACGGGCAGATCGTCAAACCTTTCGGCCCTGAGTTCCTTGATTCGGTCAAGACAGTTGAATTGACCACTGACGAATCTTTCGTATCCACCGAGACAGCCTGACTTATTCAATAGCGGCTCTCTCGGTGGAAACAGGGATTTCCCCGGTGGCACTTCTTGATGCTCCTAGCGGTGTTCTTGAATCCATCGTGGCTTATCTAAGAGAAAAAAACAAAAGTCGGGAGTGATGAAATGGCAGAAAAAGCATTCGTCGCTGTCGGGCTAAAAGAAACTATTGCAACGCTGAAAGAGTTTGATAAGGATGCTTTGAAGGAATTTCGCAAAGTTATCAACAAAGAACTTTCAACAGCAGAAAAAGACGCTCAACAAATCGCGATCGGCGCATCTTCTCATGGGAAAGGTGCGCCGATGAGTGGTTGGTCAACAACTCCTGCCAAGAATCCAAGACGGCGAAAAGGAAACAAGACCGACAAAGGTTTCCCTGCTTGGGATGTGAGCGAAGTTGTCTCTGGTATTAAATCTTCAAAGGCCAAAGGCAAAGTGCGTGGCGATTACACAACCAACGCAGGAGCCTTGATCAACAAGAGTGCAGCCGGGGCAATCTTTGAAATTGTAGGTCGCAAGGCTGGCGAATCATCAGTCACAGAAAAAGCGGGAAGCGGCGAGCAGTTCAAACGCACTCTCTCCAATCGCTACGGCAAAGCATCGCGCATGATTTGGCGAATAGTTGACCGCAACAAAGTGAAGATTGAACACAATTTTGAACAAGCTCTAGACAAAGCCAAGGCAGCAGCACAGAAGGCTTTGCAGAAGCAATCAACTAAGTAATCGGAAAGCGAGGAAGTCGTGGCAACTGGCGCAATTATTGCTCGAATCATTTCCGAATACTCAGACAAAGGCTCCAAGCAAGCTCAAAAAGACATAAACAAACTTGGCAAAGGATTTGATGATTTTGGCAAGAAAGTTGCCAAGTCATTTGCGGTGGCAGCAGCAGCATCTGCTTTCTTTGCAATCAAAATTGGCGCAGATGCAGTCAAGGCTGCAATGCAGGATCAAAAGTCACAAGCACTTCTTGCTAACTCCTTGCGCAATACGGTTGGCGCAACAGAAGGCGCTATTGCCTCCGTCGAGAAGTACATCACCAAGCAACAGGCTCTCTTCTCGGTTGCCGATGACCAGTTGCGTCCGAGCCTGTCAGCGTTGGCGGCAGCCACCGGGTCAATTACGATCGCACAGAAGTTGCAAAATGTCGCACTAGATATTGCAGCAGATAAGCAAATTGATTTGCAGACTGCTTCTGTTTTGCTTGCTAAGGGTTACAACGGCAACTTAGTGGCGCTCAAGAAACTTTATCCACAAATCAGCGCAACAACAGTCAAGACAAAAGACTTCAAGGGCGCACTTGATTTGGTTGCAAAAGCATCAGGCGGTGCAGCAGCGGCCGCTGCCGGGTCTTTGGCTGGACGCTTAGAAGGTCTGAAAATTGCCTACGGTGAAGTTCTTGAAACTTTAGGCTACGCGCTTCTTCCGGTAATCCAAAAGTTTGCCACCTATCTGCTTGAAACTGTTCTGCCAGCAATCCAAATGTGGGTTGATGCAAACAAAGACAAACTTGCAGCAGCCCTTTCAACAGCAACTGATTTCATCAGCGCCTTGCTCGTTAAAATGGGAATGTTTGCTCAATGGATCACAGACAATCTTGGAATGATCAAAGTCTTTGCATCTATCCTTGCAGGTCTATTCGTTGGCGCAAAGATTGCGCAATTTGTAGTTCTAATTGGTACGGTAACAAAGGCGTTCTCTTCACTTAAAACGGCAGCGATGCTTGCTGGAGTCGCCGAGTCATTTGCCACCGGGGGAGCATCGGTTGCACTCGGACTTGCGGGTGTTGCAGTAATTGCAACCACATTGGCCGCTTATGACTTGATGGGCGGTTTTGATTCCGCATCTAAGAGCGCCGACAAACTTGGCAAGTCAACAAAGGCGGCAACTTCAACAAGTTATCTCTTTATGGCTGGCACTGAAAAGGTTGTCTCCAAAGTTAACAGTCAGGTAAATGTGACTGGAAAACTTACTGCCGAGCAGATAAAGGCAGCCAAGGTTGCTGCTCAACTATTATCAGTCAATAAGGCGTTAGCGGGGATGGGCGTTGAGGCTACCAACGAGAAGAATCCGATTGAGCTAGAAGCCGCCCGATTGAACTTAGTCAAGCAGCAAAACATTGAGGCTCAGGTTGGTCTTGATAAGTTGATTTCAAGCTATGAAGCAATGATGAAGAACAGCCAGGAAGCGCAACGCTACTCGGACATTCTTGGCGTCATCGCTGATAAAAATATCTCATCTGAAGAAGTTCAGATTCTTGCTGCTAAATGGGGAATTACCAAGGAAAAGGTCGTTGCTTATATTGGCAAAGTCTTTGAAGTTCCGGCGCTTATCGATCCAACCGAGGCTGCTCGCCTTGGTTTCAAGGGAAGCCTTGACTTGCTTGATCAAATCATTGCCAAGATCAAAATTGTGAATGGAATGCCAGTCAATCCTGGCGGATCAGGAACAGGCGGGGGAGAAGGTGCAGGAACAGGCGGGGGAGAAGGTGCAGGAACAGGCGGCAATGTCGCTCGCATTCCAACAGAGGCAGAACTCAACGGAATGCGCTACCAAGCCCAAGCCGATGCAGCGGCAGCAGCAGCCAAGGCAGTAGCAGATGCGAATTCAAGTCGCTATCAGGCACAAGGCGATGCTGTGATGAAACAACTAGCTCTGACAGCAGAATTGAACGGACAGCGATACCAAGCGCAAGCGCCATCAATATCCACAGCCTCTTTTGGCGTATCAAGTCCAACTTCCAACGCAAACTCTTCATCAGGAGGCGTGATTGTGAATGTATATAATGCCGGATCAGTTATATCAAACACCGATCTTGTTGCTTCAGTTACACAAGGAGTTCTGCAAGGTCAACTCTCAGGCAAAGCAATCACTCTAAACTCAACGGCGTTCTAAATGGCACTTCCTGGCTTTCCGCAACTAGGAGTCAGCATTGACTTCACAAACGGCGCTCAATTCATCACAACTGCGTTCACTTTAGATAGCGCAACAAAAGGCATCCTTGGCACAGCTCAACTTGCTGATGCCGATGACCGCGTTGATATTTCAGACATCACCTTGCAAGT